TTGCATCAACGCTGGAACAGCTTCCTAAGTCATGGCACAGCAAAAATTAGATCGGAAAGACTTTCAGATCGCTGTTAAGACAGGGACGGATGCTAATAAAACGAAGTTTGCTAAGGAAGCCACTAAGGGAGAATTGTATTTAGCAACTGATACTTTTAAAATTTATGTAGCTATTACAACTGCTGAAGCTTCTGACTCAACACTCAAATCAGTCGCACTTAGCTAGTGATCTATACCGCCATAATAGTATTGGCGCTATGCCTTACAGGATGCAGTTTTCGCTCTGTCTACCCAACCTTGGGAGGTATAGCTGGAGGTGGAGTAGGTAGTCTTGGTGGCCCAGGCACTGCGGCATTAGGTGCTGGTGCAGGTGTACTAGCTGGCGAGGCACTTAAAAACAAGGATGCACTCATCGAAGCAGAAGAAACCATCGAGGCACTTAGTCATGGAGATGTATCTGCATTAGTTGCACAAGGAATGGCCGAGCATAAGACAGGCTTTGAAAGTTTTACATCGTACATAAAGAAGATTTTAATCGGAGCAGCAGTATTACTTGGTGGCTACCTTGGTATTCCAATTTTTATTGCCAAGCGTACTGCTCGTCAATGCTCGCAAACCGAAGCAATTAAACACGCAACTCGTCCACCATTTCCTGTAAAACCACCCTCCCGTAACCCATGAGAAACTTAGAATTATTACGTGACAAGTTCTTGGACATGTCGAAGAAAGCCAAAATGATAACCATATTTGCCGGACTTGTCGTTGGTATCATCATATTAGATTGTTTGTTCTAATGATGGATCGTACTGCAATTCTTGGAATGAGTGGTACAGTTGCCACTTTTGGTCTATCACATCTGGATGATTTATTTGGATGTATCGCAGGTATCATCACAATTATTTACATGGGTAGAAAACTCTACCAAGAAATCAAGAAGAAGTGAATGGCACGTTATCGTACATCAGGTAGATTGGATGACCAAGTTCTTCAAGATGGGGATCGTGGATTTCGTGGTATAGATTCATACAAAGAAGCAACAAGTTTAGAACCGGGCTTTGTACGAACAAGCGAGAATATGCGCTTGATTGGTGATCTTGCAGAGGTACGCAAGGGTATAGACTTTCTTGCTGGTGCGGTAAGCTTGACCTACAGTGCAGGCACAGAGCAGGTATTTTGTTCAACACTCTTCTCTGACCCAGCAACAGGCACTGAATTTGTGGTGGCTGCAACTCGCACAAAAGCAATCATTTGGAATGATGCGAATAATAGTGGTATCGCTATTGATTATCCTGGTGGTGAAGTAGTAGCTACCGCAGACAATGCAAGCTTTGTACAGTCACTTGAAAAGTTAATTCTATTTCGTGGTAAGAATAAAACTCCACTTGAATGGGATGGAGATTTTAGCTCGCCAACTGACTTTGTAGTCAAAGCAAATGCAAGTCCAGGAGCAGGACGCATACAATGTCCAAACACAGACTTTGGTGTATTCTTTCGGAATCGCTTAATTATACCACAACCTACAGATAGTAACTATTCTATTATCATGTCTGACTTGTTAGACACAGATAATTACTACGCTGCTGAATCACAATTTAGAATAAATAAAGGAAGTGCAGATTTTCTTGTAGGCTTTTTTCCATACCAAGAAGATCAGTTAATCGTGTTTATGCGTAATAGCATTCACATGATAAATAACATTGCGACAACCTCCGCAGCAAATACCTACGAGATTACCCGTCAGCATGGTTGTGTGGCACGCAAATCAATTGCACAGTCTGGGCCACAAACATTCTTCTTATCAGATAATGGGGTCATCGTCTTGTCACCAGGTACAGACCCAGGAAAGGGACTTGGGGTAGCTATTAGTAAAGTAAGTGGTGAAACCATACCCATGACTAGACCCATACAAGATCAATTTGATGAGGTTAACTTTGCAGCAGCAGATAAAGCGTGTGGTATCGTGTATGACAATAAATACTATCTTGCTGTACCCACAGGTAGTTCAACAGTAGCTAATAAGATTTTCATATTTAACCTACTTACAAGTACATGGACAAGTGTTGATTCCTACCCAGCAATGTCAGGCAGTCTAGCATTTCATGTAGATGACTTTGTGATTTGCTCGCATGGAAGCAACCCAACAAGACGCAGATTATTTGCATGTAACAAAACAGGTTGGTATCTCATGGAGGAAAACTCCATTGATGATAGTGGACGCAAGATAGGAAGTACAAGCGAGTCAGGCACAACTGCAATTGCAGGTAAACTTGTCACACGCTCATACACCTTTGGAGACATCAATGTAAAGAGTTGGAAGCGTGGACAGTTGGGTGCAAACACAGTTAACCAGGATGCATTTAACATCAAGGTCAACACACTAGATCCAGATGCAAGTACAACAGTATTAAGCCACACCGCAGATGGCACAGAAGAAGCACTCTTCCGCTTTGGTACGGGGCGTACCCGTGGGTATGGTGCGGAAATTGAAATCAATGTCACAGCAGGCAGACCGAGCTTTAGACATGTTAGCTTGGAAGCTATAGGCGTAGGAGCAAATGCAAGACGTGAGGTGGCATAATGGCAATTACCTGTACAGTAACTCGTGGTTTTACATACGCAACCGGGGTAGACATTTCGGCTGCAAATTTAAATCAATTGGGCGAGCCAACAGTCACAGTACCAAGCGTAACCGATACCACAGTAGTGCTAAAGAGTTTTGCAGTTGCGGATCTACCTTCTGCTGGAACTGCGGGCAAAGTAGTGTATTGTACAAATGGAGATGGTGGGAGTCCCTGCCTGGCATTGGACAATGGTTCAGCATGGTTACGAATAAATCTAGGGGCAGCCGTAAGTGCAAGTGATGCAGAGGAGTATATAATCGCAGAATGAATATACTAACCAAAGCAAAAAGTTTTTACGAAGATCTTGGCATGGATATGTTCAAAGACATTACCATGTATATGACATATGGTTATGTATTTAAAACTCCTGACTCATTACTTCTAGGCAAGGCAGTACGCATAGATATAGATCAACATCCACAAGATCAATGGCAGGTGGAAAATCCAAATGCCTGGTACGTACACATGGCCATTGGAAAAGTAGGTATAGGAGAATTTATAAAACGCATACCATATGAACTTCCATTTGTTGGATGGATGCGTCACATGAAAAAACAACCAATTAAGTTTTACGATTTTAACAGAATTATTCGGAGGAAATAACAATGGGAAGTAGTCCAGACATTAATTATCCAGCACAACCTTCTTATGGCGAAGGAATGGCAGACGCACTTAAAGCACAAGTAGAATTACTTACAGGTACAGGTGACTTTGCAGAGACAGGGTCACTTGAATCCTTGCTTCCACTTGAAGAATCAATTCGTAAGAAGACTGCACAGACAGACACGGACGTACTTAGGCAGACTTTGCTTGGAACAGAGCAAAAAGTTGTGCGTGATCCAAAGACAGGTAAGTTTGGAATACCTGGTGAAAAACCTTTGGAAACTGCTGGTGGTGGCAGGTATCAAATAATACAAACTAACCCAGGGTACGATATTAACCAAGGTTTTTCAAAGACATCATCTGGTTCTGTGCCGGAATTTTCAATATTAGACACGGAAACAGGTGGTATTGCTGAGACAACAAGGGCTGTTTTCAAAGGGGGTCTAGATGGTTATAATAAAGCAATGGAAGAAGTTTTGAAAAAAGCCTCAACTAGTTTAAAAACACTTCAAGAAAACATTACCAATGCAGGTGGTGATACAAGCGCAGCAACCCAAACATTTGAATTTACAAATCCAAACACAGGCGAACCATTACAAGAAGGTGAAGTAATACGCACAGGTGATGGTATGATCGACCTACTTGGTGACACACGTGCGGTACAAGAATTTAATACCCGTACAGCAACTCAAGCTGATGTGGATGCAAATCTTGCCAGCAAAGTAGGTGAACAAGTAGTTGAACGAGTAGATACAACACGCCAAGCTGGATTTGATGATGGTGGAAAATTCCTTGGTCTATCTGCAATGGCAGAAGATATACAACGTGGTAACCTATCACGCCAACGTGAAGCAGACCTACAAGATGTAGCTCGTTTAGAACCACTCTTTGGTCAAATCATGGAGGATTATAAACCTGGTACTACATCCGCATTGACCGGGGCAAAAGATTTAATCGAAGAACAAAAAGATAACTTGCTTGGAGAAGTAGGAATTTCCGATCCAACAAAAGTACAAGCACAAGGTGTACAAGCAGATGCCCTACGAGCAGGTTTGATGTCTGATGCAGAAGAAGCACTTGGACAAGGACTAACAGATCGTGAGGAACGACAAATCGCAGAGGCTGCACGTGCACGCTCCACCATGATGGGTAGAACATTTGACCAATCTGGTGCAATCGCAGAAGCAGAAGCAAGGGTTGCTGAAGACAACCAACGTAGAATGCAGAACCGAGGATTTGCACAATCTGTACTTGGACAGGAAGCAGGTATACAAACAAGTGATGATACTCGCTCCATGCAGGCAGACCAATTTAACGTGGCATCACAAATGGATGCCGAGAAATTGCGTGAATCTCTAAGGCAACAAGGATTGCTTGGATATTTAGACGCAGCCTCACGA